TGAAATTGAACACCAACTATATTGGATGCAATCTTAAATCTTTCATTAGATAATTCTTGTATGTATTTCTTATAATATTCAGTAGGTGTTGAACCAGTTTCATTTACCCTACTTACATATCCGTCATACCAATTACTCAGATTCAACACCACCTTTCAACTCACCAATTATCTGATTACATAAAGTTATATTTTCTTTAACAATAGAATTATGAATTTTAATATCAATAGGCTTATCTATTATTTTAACTAATCCTTCTAAATTAAAAATTATTTTTATTAATTCATTACTATAAAATATTAAATCTTCACAACCACAAATCTGAAATAATAATTTATTCAAGTATATTTCATAATTTGGGTCTTTTTTTTCTTTCATAGGCATTAGCTTAAAACATGAACCAATAAGATTTCTAAAATATACAATCAGTTCTTCATTAGATATATCTCTGCCATATTTATTATACATAGCATCACCCTAAATCCTGAAGTCCTGATAATAAAGAAACATCAAATCCATATGCTATAATTAATCTATCCGCATCTTCTTGATGTTTTATTAATAATTTCTTTTTTGCTTCAAGATTATCTTTAGCACTGTGAATTTTGAAATCTGTATCTGACAACTCTCTTGTCATATCTAAAATGTGATTAACTTCTGGTTCAATCCATTCAACCAACATTAATACAGAAAGGATTTCTTTTTCATAATCAGATAAAGTGTTATTAAATTGCTTTGATGTATCATTTCTATCAGATAAATTAGTTTTACATCTTTGAAATTTAATTATTGCACTTTCTAACCATCCTTGTAATCTATCATCTGCATCGTCAGGTGAATTAGTAAATAATTCAGAGATTCTAAAATCTGTAACTTTTCTTAAAAATCTCTTATAAACATCACTATATAAAGTCAAATTTAAAACCTCCTTTACCTTTAATAATCAGTATTAAAAATTTTCCTACCAATAGCATCTTCAATTGTTCTTTGAACTTTATTAGAATCTAAAGTTCCATCCATATATTTTTGGTATGCAACTTCTACAATTGTTCCTTGACATATTGGATTCATTTTCTTTATTTTTTCTCTTATTTCACTTGTATCTAAAGTAAAGAACTCATTAACTTCTTCAGGCTTTACGATATTTTCATATTTTTTATCAAGTCCCCATAATTTAACAATATCTTCGTTATCTATAATTAACCAACCGTCATTAACCATATTAGGATATAAAGACCTTAATTCTCTTAATTCCATAAAATAAATATAATGGTCAAGTCCATATTCTTGAATTTCAAATCTTACAGAACCAAGTCTATTTGAATAATTTAAACACCCAACTTTATTATTAATTATCCTTATCATATCTCTATCATCAATTTCTATTTTCTGATATTGTGGTTTAGGATTTGTTTGTTTAATTGGTTCTACTTGGGTTTCTATTTTGTTTTCAGTCTTAACTTCTGCAACTACTTTTTTTTCAATAACCTTAGTTGTATTCACATTATTTGTTTTTTTTACATTTGCCATTTTTATATCCTCCATTTATTCGTTTTAATTTAATAATATATTAGGGAAGGGGAATTAATCCCCAACCCATATTTATATTTAATACATTATGCTAATGTCCAAAGTCCATACTGACCTGCATTCAATACGCCCATACCATATTTCTTAAATATAGCGTAATCTACAGTTGCATCAGCTTTTCCCATACCAGACATATCTTCATACATCTTAGTTGAACCTTCGTATACAATTTTGATTAATTTTTCAGCCATTGTAGGAATGAAGAACAAGTATGAATTGTCAATTGCAAAACCATAATTGGTTGAATTAACATCTGCACTCTGTTGAACTTCAATTAAGTCAGTACCCATAAAGTTAGCAAGATATCCTTTTGCATTGATTTCATCCATTTGACTCTGTGAAACTAGACCAGGATATGCAGTATATCCTACAGCATTCAATACTTTACCAAGAGCCAATTTAGTACCAAACACATTTAAATCACTGTTAAATGTATAAGACTGAATTCTCTGAACAAGAGTATTAAATTTAGTTGGGTCAAAAGTACCATTTTCTTTAAACTGAGTAGGTCTTGCAGCATATGTACCTTTAAGTGCAGCATATATGTCTTTTCTGATATCATTAACAAATGACATAGCAAGTCTATTCATCATAGTAGCCCAATCAATTCTGTTTGCCAATAATCTGTTCAAATCATCTGCAATTCTAATAGTTTTAACTTTAGTAGGAACTACCAACTGACCTTGATCAAGTCTCTGAGATCTTACTGAATTAACACCATCGGCAACTGTAGCAACTTTAAAGAAAGATGGGTCAGAAACAGTGAAAACAGCTTTATCCCCAAGAGCTACATTTCTCACTTCTGTAAATCTATCATAGTCTGCTGAAATTATTGCAGGAATTATTGTATCTATAGAAACCTGAACCAAATTAAACAATCTATGTTTCTGCATAGGGTCTAATTCATATACATCAGTTTTTCCACCTGTAATTTCAAGCATTTCTTTTCTAAATGCATCCTCTGCATCTGTTTTTGAGAAATTTGTACTAGTTGGGATACGATTAAAATACAAATCCACTCCCATTTGAACTAACTTATCCATATGTAAATCCTCCTTATAATTATAATTAATATTAAGCGTTTTGAAGTACTCTTGCTGTTACTGCGTTCTGTTTGTTATATCCTAAAGTTGTAAGTTCTTCGATAATTGCTGCAAAATGAGTATTACCTGTAAGGTCACTTGCAACTTTTAATTTATTAGAACCATCAACAGTAATAAGATATTTTCCAACTGCTGCTGTAACAGTAGTATCAATATTATTAACAGTTGTTTCAAATATGTCATCTACACCTAGAGGATATACTCTAATTTCGGTGCTTGCTACATTGTAAAAATTCTCTAAACCTGTCTGGTCAAGAGCATACATAACTTCAGGGGTTCTTATTAAATAAACCTTATCTGCTGTAGCTGTTACCACAGGAGTTGCTACCCTAATTTCTCTTTCCCCACTTATGAAAGAACCTAATTTTACCACTCTTCCATTATCTACATCAGTATCAACTGTTGATTCTTGATAGTGTGCAGACATAACCTGTAACTTTGAACTCTTAACGAGGTCGGTATTTGCTATTCCATGAACTGCCATATAATTTGTCCTCCTTTAAATTATTGTTTATTGTTTTTATTTTTTGCATGTTTGTTGATTATATCTGAATATGGTTTATCAGTAGAAATAACTTCTTTCTCATCAAACCCTCCGATACCCATAGTAATTATTGAATTACTATTCAAGCTGAAATTTTTCTGTCCAACTAAAGCAAAAAGTTTATCTTTTATTTCATCAACTGATAAATCTGCAGATTTATCTTTAATAGACTTCATTTCATCTTCACTAAGTTTAGTTGAAAACTGAGAAAACATAGCGTCTTTTTCAGAAATAGTTTTATCAGCTTTATATGTTTTTAAATTTTCATAATCAGACATTGCTTCTAATTTTGAAAATGCCTCTGAATATTTTGTTTCAGATTCATTATGTTTCAAATCTAATTCATTATATTTAAGTTCAAAATCTTTAACTTCAATATCTTTTTCTGATAATTTAATTTCAAATTCTTTCTTTTCAGTTTCAAAAGTTTCCTTTTCAACTGCAAATGCTGTATCTTTTTCAACAGCCATTTTACTTGAACCGCATGAATACATTTTTTCAGCAAAGTCTTTAGTAAAAGACTCAATAGATTTTGCAAATTCACTTCCAACTTCTTCACCCATTGAATCATCCCAATCGGTAGGAGTGTATTTGATTCTTTTTTCGTTCTCAAAATCTAATTTTGCATTATCACCTTCCATAGAATATGGTATTTTAACATCAATACCTTTTACTCTATTATAGGCATATACAAACTGGTCATCATAATCATCCATCCAATATACAGATGTTTCATAAGCCTCATCATACCAAGTTTGTATATATGTAGCTTTACACAATTCTCCTACTAAAACATCATATAATTGCATTGCAGTTAGTTTGAAAGTTTGTGCAAATTCTTCTTTGTTAAATAGCATTATTTCGTCCTCCTCTTTTCCAAAATTTTTATTTAATAATTCATCAGAAATAATATTGGAATTAGTAATATCTAATTCTTTATTTGTATTTTGTTCCTTTAAATTATTAAATTTTATATTTACATTGCTATTACACCAATCTTTATATGATGTAGTGCTATTAGACAATGAATATTTTAATTCTCTTACCATTTGATTAAATTCATTTTTGAAATTATCTCTATCAAGCGAATATGCTATAATTTTTGAATCTTCAAAACATGGTTCTACTGTATCACCCAATATACATAATCCAGTAAATACAAAAGATTTTACTTCCATATAATCATCTTTTTGTGCAAATACAATTTCACCAATTTCCATTGAGTGAGATTTACCTTCTTCTAAAACACTTAATACTTCAGGATATCTAGAAACCCATAGATAACCAGTACAAACTAAATACTCTTTATCATTAACAATTTCCCATGATATTTCTGAACTTTCTGGAATAACCCCATAAGCTTTAGTTGTCTGTATATAACTCACTTTATCTTCTTTTATCTCAATTTTACCACCATGAGAACCAAAGTCTTCTAAAGTCTCATTATACTCTCCTAAAATTGGACAATTAAATATTGTTGGAATAGCATCAATTATTACTTGTTTAGAAATTGAACTGTTATTCCTATTTAAATCTGGATAACAAACATAAATTTTGCATTTAGAGAATAAAGGATTAATCTTTTCTATATCAGTTATTTGAACTTCAAATTTTAATTTGGTCACATCCTATCACCTCCTTTAAAATATAAGTGATTGGATTTATACCTTAGTCCAAGCAACTTTTACCCAATTTGCATCATGAATACCATTTACATCAGTACATGCATAAATATTTGTAGTGTCTATGTACCATACTCCAGCACTTGCAGGACTTATTGTTCCATCAACACCACCTGTTAATAATGCTCCACCTAAAGTTATTGCTGTTGAAGTTTTTGATACTGCAATTGCATTACCAACTACTCCTGCAATTTTATATGTTACTGTTACTGTAGCAGTATTTAATGTTGCAACAACTGTTGGATGTGCAACGGTAGGAGTACTATAATTAGTTCCTGCACCTGCTTCTTTATTTATTGCTTTCTTTAAATTTGTTGCAGTTGCTCCTGCACTTGCTCCAATGAAAATTTCATTAGCTACTGTAGGTGCAGTACTTAATGTTGTTTTAAAAGTGTATTTCACACCGTCAACAATAATAAAATCTCCATCTGTGCCAACATCACCAAAAAGTGCTGTTTGTGAACCTGATATAGCATTTACTGGTGTACCAACTGCAATATTAAAACCTTTATTTGCTTCAGACATTTTAAATTCCTCCTTATAAAATTATAATTAATTGTTTATAATAAATTTTGCTCAAACATAACACTAAATTTAAATATATCATCTTGTGCTAAGTTGGCTATATCTAACACTGTTTGTGAAGTTGATTCTTCCTCTATTTGTTCCTTAATTAAAGTTTCCATTATATGTTGATATGTTAAATCGTCACCATCCATTAATGCTAAATGTGTTATATCTTTTAACATTGATGTAGTTCCTTTTTCTCTTTCAACATAAATAGTACCTAAATCAATTACACCTTTAAATTCATAATTAACTTCTGGAATAGAACCCATTTCAAAATTAACATTCCTATCATTTAGATAGTCAATCAATATCTTTTTGTGTCCGTATTCTCCATCTGCTTGTTCAGCAAAGAATATACCAATTTTATTTAATCCCATATTTTTTAATACACTAGATATTTTCAAGTACAAATTCTTATTTGCATCCTCATGAATTATCTGCCTTATAAAAAGATTCAACATTTCTTGACTTATATTCAAATCCGTTCACCACCTCAATTTTATATTTTATTTAATCAACTTGTTTACCAATATTATCTCCATTAGCTCTAGTTTCTTGACCACTTGGAGTTAAATCAGACTCTTTTTTCTTTGGAGTTCCACCTTCATCATTTCCATTTTGAGTGTGTGAAGATTGTAAAGGTATCATATTTTCAATAATCTTATATACTTTAGACATCATACTCATATTGTCATAATCATTAGGTGTTGCTCCTAAAGCACAAAATAATAATTGAGGAGGAAATCCATATTGCGAAGCTTTTAAAAACATATCTGCCTTATCGGAAGCATTATATAGAGTTATATCGGGAAACCAAACTTTAAACCTATATTTTCCACCTATCAATCTTAATTGAAAATTAATCCATCTCTCAAATTGACGATAGAATCTTAATACCCAACTTTCATCAACTTTTATAGATTGAAGAATACCAATATTTTTATTATCTTTACTTCCAAATAATGATTGTGCCACACCACCAGATTGATAGAATGCATCTTCGGCAATACCAACAATTGATTGTTTAGATTGTCCAGAACCACCATCAAGTTTTTGTGCATTCAATTCCATTGGAGAACTTATTACTTTTACTCCTTGTGGAAGTCCTTTTGCAATATTTTCTTGGAATGATTTAACATATTCTAACTCAATCATAAAGTCATTCTTTTTTCCTGACTTATCATTCATAGGAATTTTCTGTGTAAGTAATAAAACATTATCAAGTACACTTCTGCTTTTTATAAGATTTTTATATTCACTTATTTCAAGAACATCTAAAAATAATCCCATAAATGGAGATTTAATTATACCTGTCTCTTCATTAAACTTAAAAGCCACTGCTTTTTCAGCATCTAATGTCACCCAATATGCATAATAATTATCTTTTCTTTTACCTTCTTCAATATCATTTATGTATTTTTCAAATTCTGGTGGATAATCTTTTATATTTATTCCTAATCTCCAAAAAAACATAAAGTTAAAAGCATATGTAAATCCATAAGCATTTCTATTTACTATCTTACACCATGCGGAAGGTAGCCTTTGGAAAGTAATTTTATCAACATCTTCTCTTTTATAATAAAATGCAACGTCTTCTTCCATTATATTTCTAAAAACTCTTTTACCTTCATCTTGAACATTGAATTTCTCAAACCATTTCTTTGAACTTTTATAACATTTTTTAAAAGCAGGAGAGTCAATTTCCTTTTCAGTTAAATCAGAATCTACTGGTAATAAAACATAATTAAAAGTTAACATTTCTATAAAATAGTCTGCAACTCTTCTAAAATGTTGACTACTATTTAATAGATATTGGTTTAATTCCATCAATTCTTGTTCATGAAATTTATAGTTTTCTAACCATGTGAGAACATCATCACGTTTATATTTCTTTGAAAGAGTTGATATTTCTTTCAATATTTCGTTTTGCCACATTGGATTATTAAACCAATTAGTATTACTCATTTGTGACAGTAAACCATAATTAAGTTTCTCTGGTTCAAGATTATTTAAAGTGTTATTATCTGTGTTATCAGTATTAGTTATTTTTCTTCTTCCCAAAATTTCACCTTCTTTCTTTTTGGAGTAGGGTAGGGAAGTGGTTGAAATTTATATTTTATGAATTTAACCACTTATAAGGAGAAATCTCAATGGATTTTCTCCGCTATCTGAATGTAATGTTTTTCTATTATCCATTTCCATTTCACATACTAATGACATTCCATATGCTAAACTAGTTACCCTATCTCTTTTTTTTGTTTGTACGATTCTATCATAAATAATATTATTTGATTTACCACTTACATCTTGTTTAATGTTACTCAACTCTTGAATGAGGATATCAGTCTGAACGAAATTAGCCATTTCTTCAGCAGTTATTTCATCCATTTTATATTGAGCGTCAACATCTTCAGAAGGTAATAATAATCTTAAAGACAAATCTTCAAAACAAGCTTTTAAATAAGTGTACATAGTATTATTACTAATCACTGTAGCAGTAATGCCTTTTAATAAAGGAACTGCACCTTTTAAAATATATCCATCAGGGTCATCATCTAAAACCAATGGTGGATATTCTATTACTTCTTTATTTTTAAGATTGGTATATTCCCATGTTTCATAAAATAAAGAAGGTAAAGGTTCACCATTTCCTCTCATATCTATAACAAGTTTTATACAATTAGGGAATTTAATATGTAATAGTTCCCTTAAAAAATCACGTTGTTTTGGTAAAGACAATCCATTTTGAATTTTACTATAAACAATCTCTTTTACAAATGTTCCATTAGGTTTGGGTTTTAATTTAATAACATGAGTAGAAGCATTATCTGAACCTTTTGATTTAGATATTGCAACGTCATGAACAATAATATATTGATTAATTGTTTTTTTAGGTTGTTCTAATTCACATTTTTCAAGTTTTCTACAAACATTTGTTAATTCATAAGGATAATAACTTTCTCCACTAGAACCTACAAAAACTGCATTATATTCATAGTCAAATTTATCTTTAGTCATTGTTGGTTTATCTAATTCTTTTAAGATATCTTCTTCTTCAAAAATAGCTGCTTGGACTCCAACTTGATAAGGAAGGGTACAAACATAATAATCTTTAGAACCTTCTATCATTTTTTCATAATGATATTGAAATCTTTTATATAAATCTGTAATTTTTAAATGTGCGGAAGATATAAAAATTACTTTTCCCTTTTCAGGTTGATTATGATATATTGCAGCAGGTCTTTTTGTTTTAGTCATAGGAATTAAAATTTCTTCTATAATATTATCTTTCACTAATCTTGCTTCCAAATTCGTTTTAACCATAGGCTTTTTATCCCATGCTCTATATCTTCTTTTTGATATAGTTTGGCGTACATTTTTACCCTATTAAATAGGGTAGAGGATACTCTTGGATACATTATATTTATTCAGTATCTACGCTCTACGGTACTTATTTACCTTTCGTAATTAAATAAGTTACCTCGGTATTAGCATTACAGCTTTCACCGATTTTACCCTCAGTTTCATAATATATTACTATATTAAGCGACAAACTTTTTATCGATTAAGACATAGTGAAATCTCCAACTTCTTGCTGAGTCTCCCCCCTTATCTTGTGCTAAAACAATAGCTCTAATTTCAGAACCATTTTTAAAATTAACAACACAATCCTCTGAACCTGTTTTAATAGGAAAACATATTTCTCTTGCTATATTTTCATTTTTTGCCAATTCTCCCTTAATTTTTTGAAGAATTACATTTTTTGACTGTTGACCATTTCCGCTGGCAATTCCGAGCTTAATATTAGGATATAGGATTGCGGAACATATAAAAAATACTGCTGTTAAATATGACTTACCTAACCCACGACACGCTATAAACATTGAATTCTGATATCTTGCCATTGCTCTTAATATTAAACGTTGAAATGGATAAAGTTTTAATCCTAAAATTTCACACGCAAACTCATCTATATAATAACGATAATATGAAATGAATTTAACCCATTCATCAATACTTATATTTTCTGTATTTCTAGGTGTATAACTTGAAGAATTATCAAAATCATCATAAGAACCTTCTTTTATTTTTCTGCTTTCTTTGCTAAAATTTTGCCTATTTGACACAATATCACCCACTAAACTGACTTATTAATTGAACTAAAATAGTCAATTAATTTATCAAAATCATCTTTTTCTAAAGGAACATGTTTTGGAATCCAAATCTGTTGTTCTACTCTATCAAAAACGACACCAAATCCACCTAAACTAACATCATTTATACCTCTAGTATTTTCGCTGAATTGTGCAGATTTAGACATTGTATCAAATGTTTCTCTTGCATCTTTATATCTTTTATCTGCTCCACTTATACCTTGTAACATATCTTGAAAACATTTATCCATATGTAAACTTGCTTTTGCTATTTTTTTTGCATAATCTTTATGGTTTTCAGTAATTATCTTAAAATCTGTATGTAATCCCTTTAAATAATTATCTAAATATTCAATATCAGATTCTGTATAATCACCCATCCATTGTTTACTATAAGATTTTTCTTCATCACTATTTATTACATTAAGCGTTGTATTTGTATCACTATCTTTCCATTTTAAATTTTTATATTGGGGAAGACTATTACACATACGAACATAATCTCTAAATGGATGTTTTCCAACTTTTGCATTTGATTTTCCCCACATAGTATTGTAAAATGGTAAATCTAATTTCATTAATCCTGCTTTTACGGATTCAATATCATTACAATCAATATCCTCTATAAAACAATCAGAACAAAGATTACACATTCCATCAGGAAATAAAGATGACGTACTATTATAAAATTTATTCAATGGTTTATCTTTATTACATTTAGGACAACGTTTTTTCTGTACTATTTTTTTTTGAACCAACTTCTTCACTCCTTTTACTCATTAAAAAGAAGTTAGTATATCTAAACTAACCTCTTCCAAATCTTTATATTTATTATTGTAATAATTATCTAAAAATTCATAGAATTGTTCCTCTGTGTTATTTCCATATCCATATTTTTCGTGAAATTTTAAATGATATTTTTCTTGCAAACATACTCCAAGAGGATGTTTATAATGAATTTCTATACATTTATCTATAATAATTTTTAATTCTTCTTGCG